GTTGTCATATTTGAACAACCACATGATACTGACTTACTTGGAAGACCTTCTAACTCTCTATTACAGACTTTACATCTTACTTTGACTCTTTCCATGACAAGATAAACTACTCATTGTCATTCTATTTATCTAAATGGAGGTCCTCCATACCAACCAACTAAACTAATTCTTTTTCCACTTTTTATTGGACGAACTCTATGTCTAGTTGTTGATGAAAAAATAATAGCAGTACCCATAGGCGGTTTCATAGTTGTCATTTTATTATCTCCCATATGCATTATCTGAAACTCACCACCTTCATACTCATCAGGATCACTTAACAAAAGAGAAATTGATAATTTTCTAACTAAATTAGAACTAAAATTTGATTCCGTTATATCACTATGCCAATTATAATGAGATTTACTTTCATCATAAACAGTATATTGAATTTGATCTGACCACTTAGTCAAATTATAATTAAAGAAATTATTGTTGGCAACTTCAACAAAATGTTTTATCATACCAGCAATCCAACTATCAGTGGCAATCCAAGAATTTTTAGAATTTCTAACTGATAAATTAATTTCTCCACCACGAATCCTAGATTGATCTAATAAAACTTTTTTATATTGGTTTAAAATAACTTCAACTACATCTTTATCAATTGCTGTAGGAATATAATAAAAATCTGGTTTATTCTGCATTATTGAAAATTACAAATGGGCAATATCGGATTCGAACCAATGACTTACTCGGTGTAAACGAGGCACTCTACCGCTGAGTTAATCGCCCTTATCTCTACATTGTAGCATATACTCTACAGTATTGGCAACATCTTCCATGGCATCTCTTAGAAATGGTTGTTGACCAGAATATTGCTCTGTTTTGACAATGCCATTTTCAAACTGCTCACAAAGCGTCCAACGCCATTGTTTCATGCTTTTGGAATACCAAAGATTGATTTTCATAATAAATGAAATTCTGTATTATATATTAGTAATCAAGATTATTGATAATTGATTTACATTCTTCTAAATTTTTTTTACAATAACTAAAAACATAACTGTGAACATCAACCTCCATGGTCATATGTGCCTGTTGATGAACTAATTGAATCATAATTAAAAACCCAACCAATGTAAGGTTGAAATGTGTGACCGGAGACAATAAAATCTTTTTCATAAAAAAAGGGGTGCCGTCGCACCCCAGTGTAACATCTAGATGTTTATGCGTCAATAATATCAGAACTTATACTTAACGCCCAGTTTGCCACCATAACCATTGTCACCGCCATCAGCAGCAGTTGCCATGGAGAACTCGCCATATACACCCAGGTTTTGGGTAGCGGCAACAGAAGCGCCTACCTTACCGGTGAAGACGGTTTCGCTATCGCCACCATCAGGAGTCAGGAAAGCAGGACCGCCCTGGATGTAATAACCCAGAACGCCTTCGCTGCCTTCAAAACCAAGATGCAGATCAGTTGCAGCACCGCCATAGTCAGCACCGGACCAACCAGCGTTGGTTTCGACATTAACATAAGGACCTGCAAGGGCAGCAGAAGCCAGGAAAGGAGTTGCAGCAGCAGCTGCGATTACAGATTTGATCATTTTAGATACCTCGTTTTTTACTTGTGGAATGGTTACCCACAGATGTTAAGAACCTCGACTTGGTTCTGTGTTACCTTTTGTTACAAAAAAGACAAAAGGTCTATTATTTATACAGTTTCGGGAATTCGGTTTCCCGAAAGCGAAATACGGGATTCGAACCCGTGACACCAACTTGGAAGGATGGGATGTTACCACTACACCAATTTCGCAAAGGGCGAGGAGATTTCTCTCCTCAACGCACCTTTCACACGGAAGGGATTATAAGACAAGATTGAAATCTTGTCAAGCCCTATGACGGAAATCGAACCATCCTCTGCGGTTTACAAAACCGCTGCATCGCCTCAATGCTTATAGGGCAGGCTCCAAGTGTCAGAATCGAACTGACCTATAACAAATTAACAGTTTGCTCCCGCACCTTGCGGGCTACTTGGATTAAAGGAAACATAAGTTTCCAACACCCCGTGTAGGATTCGCACCCACGACCGATTCTTTAGAAGAGAATTGCTCTGTCTCCTGAGCTAACGGGGCAAGTTGTCAAATTCCCAATGGCAATTAGGACATAATGCGATAAGGTTTTCTTTTGAATTTATAACACTTATTAAGGTGTCTCCTTCAAAAGTTGAAATGCCCTTTATGTGAGCAATTTCAAAAGGTTAAGAGGAGCGGCAGTGCCTTTCCCTCTCAACTTATATAGTATAGGACAAAAGCGCTCCTGCGTCAACCCCTCTACTAAATAAAGGTAAGATCCGTGCTTAGTTCTATGAAGAAAACCCTAGTATTACTTGGATTATTGTTATTCACTTCTCCGGCATATGCGGGTGGTCTTGTCACCAAACATGCTTCTAGTGTTCAATTAACCGTTGATGCTGCCAGATCGACAGCAACAAGAGTTGGTTCCTCATTCAGTATTTCTGGTAGTAATGTAGATACTACTGACGGAACAACTGCCAATACAGTTTCTGCCGGAACAATTACATCTGGCATCTATGCTCCAGGAACAATTGCTGCAACTCAGGATACTCCTGGTGCCGCATTCTCATTTAGTCAATCTTATACTCAGGGGGATGCAATTCCTGCTGCTGCTCCCACTGTGGGAGATGTTCCCAACTTTGGAAGCGTAACTTCCTATACTGCAGGAACTGCTGGTGCTCTTGCCGGTACAGTAACTTCGGCAGGTGTTCTCACCGTAACAGCAGGTGGTCCAGGTTCAAGTGCGGTAGGACAATTTGTTTCAGAAATCACCGTTATTGACTGACAATAAATATGGATAGATTACAAGAAGCAATCGGTCTTGGGTTGGTTCTTGGTGTTCTGCACGGACTACTGGTACCTGTTGCAAAGGCAGTTCCAGTAGTTCCTAACTTTACACAAGGAGCGATGACCAGCCACACAGAAACCACATCTAAAGTTACAGAAACAATCAATTCAATTGATTACAGCACTGGGTATCAATATTCTGTAACTGGAAGTGGAATCACGGCAAATGGAAATTTATCCCCAGGAACTGGGGCAATAAGCGTAACTATTGATGGAGTGACCTCATCATGGACTGGAGTAACAAGCAAACCACAATTCGTACAGACAAACCCAGGAGCAGCATTCCAGTTTACAGAAACGTATTCTGGTCCAGGAATGTCGAATCAAACAATTATTCAAAGAGTCACAGAAGTGACAAGCATTACAGACACAACAAGTATATTTCAACAGTAAGTCGTATAGTAACAGGAGCACTTATTGTATCCTCCATTCTCTCACAAAAGGTATTGGCTGAGACTGTTGGTGGCGTTAGCGCCACCGCTTCTCCTATTGCTAACAGCTCGGGTAGCGTTACCAACCAGGCGATTCAGGTGTTACAAGGCCCATACATCACGAACACGTATGGTGGTGGCATCCAGTGTCAGGGACCTACCCTTAATTTTACACCATTCATAACAGGAGCACTCTCAAGACAAACCCCATACGAAGATTACTATTGGGATAATGTCTATGATATGAGAGACATGGACGAAGATGGGGCGCCAGACAACCCAGGAAGCGTCTTGTATAGAGTTCCAATCAGAACTGGGCAGAAGAATAATCACAATACTTCCCTAGGCATTTCGGCAACGCTCTCAATCCCTCTTGATGGTGGATTACAGGCACGTTGCAAAAAAGCAGCAGATACTCATACGGCATTACAACAACAAATGCTTGCCAATAAGAGATTGGATTTTGAAATCGCGAGACTTAAAAATTGTGGCGAATTAATGAAGGCAGGTATTTACTTTCATCCGAAAAGTGAATACGCAAAGATATGTTCTGATGTTATCGTAACTAATCCTGGCGGAGTGATTCCACCACACAGACATTCTATCCCTTCGGCTTCAGTGCCTTCCTCAAAGCGCGAATTGCCTGTGTCCGGTCCCGCTGCTCCTCTCGACGCTCTGCCAAAGACAAAATCTTAGGTTTCTTTCCTCTTATCTTTGCGATCTTTGTAATAACCTTCTTAACTGTCGGTTTAATAACTTTTAATAGAATATCAGCAAGTGGTTTTGCCAGAAGCGCAGATGTAGTCGCAACAACGGCAATGGCAGCAGTCGTTGTTGCCGCTTCTGGTGCAGGTAAATATTTTTCCTGCCAAGGTATTTCTGGTTTAGGTTCAGGAACTTCTATAACAGGTTCTTTTATCTGAACTGTTTGTGGTTGGGCAGGAAGAATTTCTAACGGAATTTCGGGAGTTTTTGTTTCTGGTTTATCATACTTTGGAACTGCCGCAGGTTTTGTTGGTATCACCCTTTCTGGTTCAAAATCCATAGGAGTATAAAAGGGGATACTAGCGTCACAATGCGTAACAAGTCCATTCGGGTCATCTTCTTGAAGCTCCTTATTACCGTTTCCAGAATTATGTGACTGCACACATCCTGGCATATCTATAATAGGAACACCAACCTGAAATGTCACTGGTGCAGCAGCAGGTATTGCCGTAGGTGGAGACATCAACCATTCAGGAACTGGAGGAACATTAATTTCCCTTATCCGAATTTCACGAATTTCAATCATTAACTTTCAAAAAAATTAAAAACTGATGTCCATATAGAATGGAAAAATACATATAGGGCAAAGGTTTTTGTTGCCTCTTCCTTTGCCATATCTTTTTTTCTTTTAGCCATAATGCTAATAGTGCTTTAACTATTTAACCTTAAAAAGGCACAACTCCGCCAGTTACAGGTGGAATGTTAGTTTTTGTTTCGGGAATAACTCCACCAGTTGCCGATGGCATTTCAGGAACTTTTGGCATTAATTCTTGGACAATTCCAGGAAGAGAATCTGAAATTTCCTTAACAACCTTTTGCCTCGTCTCTTCAATCATTACATCTTTATTTTTATACAACCAAAATCCACCGGCAGCAATAGAAGCACTGACAAGAAAAGAAGTGAGTGCCATAAGATTAAAAAGTTTTTGCATTTAGGGTCTCCTAATAATTCCGTTTTTGTTTCCAATAGCAGCCATACCAGAAGTCAATAAAATTATAAAACCAAATACAAATAAGTTTGCAATCATTCTACCAGTGTGCCATGAGCACGACGGATTTCTTTGAGTTCTTCAAAATCTTTTTTCTTTGTCCCCCCATCGTATTCCCACGCTAGTCCTTCAGCAATCATTTGTTCGTTAAGGGAGACTTCTGCATCTCCAATATATAACCATCCAAGAAGACGACCATACTTACCAACACCACCAACAAGTTCAGTGCGGATGACAAGATCATCTTCACCGGCAATTGCGCTTTCAAGTTTTTCTTCAAGCCAATGAGTGGCATCGTAACCTAATGCTTTCTCTTCCTCGTCCTTTGTTCTCTTCTCAGGCGTATCAACTCCTGCAACTCTAACTCTTTCTTTCTTGTATAAATCAAAACCGAGATCAATAGTAACATCAATAGTATCACCATCGACGACACGATTAATCTCTACTACTCGGAAGTTGTAACAACTCTTCCGACTCGGGGGTGTCATTGCTCCCATAATTGAACTCCGCTAATGCTTGATCTAAGGCATCTTCCGGCGGAGTCATTGTTTGCTCCAACCGATATAATTTTAAATTTTCTAGTGCCTGATTGAATATCTCTAACTTCTTATTTTGAGCATGAACTGCCGTCGTACTCAAAATAAGAATTGGAATCAACAGGTATTTCATTTTCATCATATGCCATACAAAGTATATATTACTTTTTCTTTCCTCCATTCTTAGCTTTCTTTGCCGTTGCATTGCCCTGGTTCTGCGCCTTGTTGTTCGCAGATCCCTTCTTGCCCTTGTTCGCGGACTTGGCCATCTTCTTTTAGTTCCTGATATGCTAAAAACATAATAGTATATATGTAATATCCAGTCCCAAAAAGGAGTAGGATCATCGCAATAAAAATACTCCAAACTGGATCTGTCATGGGTTATTGGGATCTATTTCTAAACTAATCAAATAATCTGTCCACCATTGAGGATCATAGTTTTTCCACTCTGGAACTGGTAGACCTAATGAGGAATAATGCTCTTCAAGTGCCTTATCGATAATCTGTGCGATCTCCATATTCCTCTTCCTCTTCATCAACGTCAGCATATACGTTTTCCAAATAGGGTCCTCGTTCTCTAGATGGTTCTTTTCTGACATATTCTTTTTCGGCATTTACTGCGGACAACCATACCGCTAACTTCATTACTATGTAGATGATTGCCAAAGGTAAAAAACAGGCAAATAAGATTACTGATTCCATTATTCTGAAAAAACCGAAAGTATGAACAGAAATAAACCAAATGATATGAAGAAACCTGAGATTAATAAGTACGATACCATAAGTGTCTGAAGTAGTTATCTACCTCTACTAAACTTCCTAATGGTGCTTCTCCTTCTCCATAAGCCCACTCACGACAAAAATTAAACATTCTTTGGTCAACTTTGGGAGGAGTAAACATTCTTGCAAAAGATGTTAATGCAAAATGATACCGACTTTTAATGTGCGGTTCCATTTCCTTTATACTTATCTGAATTGTAGTATTGAGTACCACCTTTGAATAAACCAAAAAATATTGTTGATAAGACAAAAGGAATTGCTATCCACAATAAAGCATTGCCCAACATAAATTACCTCGATTGAATTGCGATTAAAGTATCAAAAGGAATCCATGCAGGTTCTTCATCCTTAAATTGAACCTGAACTTCAGTAATAGTTTTACCCAAATCTTTTCGATAAGAACTTCGTGTATTCTTTACACAAGACAATGGATTATTCATACAACCTTCCCTGGAATATAATCACCAAGATTATTCAGCAGTTCATCCAATAATTTTCCATATTCTTTAAATTGCTTATCTCCAGCAATAAAGGATCGTTGCCTTCTCCATACTGCTTCGACAAGCATTCTCTTTTCTTGTTCAGTAAATCCTTCGAATTTGTTCATTTGTCCTTAAGTAGTTGTTCTAAACGTTTACGCATGTTAGCAGAATCTATCTGCTGATTGCGATGAGAGTATCCATTTTTTTGATGAAGTATTAAATGTCCTTGATAGAACATTGTGATACCAAAAATGAATAATAAAATCGCCCCTATTATTTCAATGCTATGTCCATCCATGGGAATAGAGGAGGAATAACACCGACGAGACGCAATAATCCTTCCGCAAATAGGGATAATACTACCCATCCAACACACATGCTTATTACAGAAGCATTGCGATTATGTCTCCTGATCGCAGCATCAATCATTTCCTGACACTGTTCTTCAGTCACATAACCCGTTGGCGGGACTTCTGACATTCTTTGTAGTACAAGTTTCATTATCTATTTACCAGTTTTTGTAGGTATTCTCGCTCATTTTGATAGATTATATCAGGGTTTCGTAATATTTCTATTCCATGCTTAATCTCTGGTAACAACCATTCATGAACTGGCAAACATGCTTGTATATTAGCAGGATTTAAGCAATTGACAACCACCACAGTGAAGAACTTAGTAAAATAATTATTGAGTACGACAATCATAATTGATCCCAGACAAGTTGATGTGAAAGTTTATCTCTCAATTCATTAATACGATCTTGATCATATTGCTGAAAATTTCCTTTCTTCTCAATCTTTTTATAGTAATGAAGAGAATTGAGAATGATTGTATAGTCTTCCATGCTTAATTCAAATTTCATGTGTCCTCACAATCATTTACTACTTTAGCGATTTCTCCACCAATTTCACTCCCCTGTTTCTGTCCAAACATCGTTGCCCATCCAGCAGCAATCCAACCAATATAAGGTATTCCACTCAATGCTGGTGCGGCAGAAGCACCAATACTAGCTCCCACTATTGCACCTGTATTCTCGCCACCACCTTCCGCCTTGATGCACTCTATTCTCTTTGCAGACAACTTTCCCAACTCTTCACCTCCAGAACCCTGTTGAGTTCTCATGGTGTAT